GCTGCNCCAGAACCAGCACCATCTAAGTAAACTGCTTTAGTATCGCCAGCTGGTATGGTTATGTTAGCTCCTGTGCCTTGTGAAATTATGATGTTTTGAGAACCAGTAGTGCCATTCTCTATAAAGTGCATCCTACTTATAGTGTTAGGTGCAATTGTGATCGTACAGGCCGAGTCTAGTGTGCCTGTGTATTTGAGATACATAGCTCTACCTGGGTCAGTTGCTCCATCTGCAACTGTAGTGGTATGTGTATCTGCGTTGGTTGTTATGCCTTCTGTGCCAAAACTTAGAGCTTCACCAATCAGCTCCAGGTTCGTATTTGTCGAAGTTCCCCAGGTTCCTGACTCATCACCAGTAGCTATTTCTTTAAGTCTTAAATCATTTACATAAGTAGCCATTTATATCTCCGTTCAATTGATTATATTACCTTTCTTCTGCATAGTTAAGCAACATCTTCCCAACCGGGAGTTTGAGTTTGATCTATGGTTGTAAAACTAGATGTTTGTGTATCTGTAACATCGCTATAATTAGGTGTTTGTGATTCATCTATAAGGCTCCAAACAAAAGGTTCTCCTACTTCTCCAGTTGCTGAAACACCTGTTATAGATACTGTAGCTTTAGCTACAACCGTAAGAGATCCTACAGATCCTGTTGCAGAGACACCATCTACTGTAAATATTTCATTATGATGTACTGTTACAGAGCCAACAGATGCTGTAGCACTAACGCCAGATACAGGAACATTTGCCTCACCATCTACATCAACTGATACAGATCCTAAAGTACCTACAGCGGTTGGCAGAGTAGCTACTGCCTGACCATTAACTCCTACGCCTGATATAGCTCCAGTAGCTGACTGTCCAGTAGGCGTTACATTTGCTTCTGCGTCTATGGATGGTGTGCCTAAAGCACTTGTAGCAGCTTGTCCTGATAAAGTTACGTTAGCTTCAGCATCTATAGTTACTGTACCTAGTGCGCTAGTACCTGATTGTCCCGTAGGGCTTACGTTGGCTTCACAATCAAAAGTAGGTGTCCCTACTGCTCCAGTACCTACTTGTGAGCTTGGTGTTACATTTGCTTTTGCAACAACGGTTAAAGAACCAACCGCACTTGTTGCAGCAAGTCCTGTAAGAGTAACAGGATTAGGCTCACCCCAAGTATTTGAACCCCAGGTTCCGCGACCCCAACCTGTAATGTTAGCCATTTAAGGCCTCTTTAAGCGATTCTGATAATCGCTGTGGATGCTGCTGCTGCTGGAAATACAATTGTAAAGTCTCCAGCGGTAGACGTTTTATCACCACCAAAGTCTATAGTTGCTACAGATTTATCGCTATTAGTATCGTTATAAATTAAACAACCTCTAGCAGTTACTGTTGCTGTTCCAAATGTTAAGTCAGCAAAATCAGTAAATCCTGTAGTACCGCCACTTGTTGGTGCAACTTTAGTTAAAGCAGCTCCTCCTGCCGTGTAGTTAGTACCACTTACTTCTTGTGAAGTTGAATAGGCAGTTGTAGTTGCTCCCATAGTGGCCGAACTTGTGTATAAAGCAAGTTTAAAAGCATTACCGTTAGTAGCAAAATTATGTGTTGCTGTTAATAGTTCTTTTTTAAAACTTGTGGTTAATGTAGATGTTATTGCCATTTCAAATACCTTTTATTATTTTTGCTAAATCCTCGGAATCTCCTTGTATCAATTCTTGAATTAAAGATGCCTTATATGATTTTATAGCATTATTCAAGTAAATCAAACACACTTTATAAATTAAATCTTGATAGGCTTTTGCCTGATCTTTTATGTGAGGAGCACTTTCTTCTGAATAACCGACTATTTTTTCTGTTAATTGTTTTGCCCAGAATTCTGGAGGGTGTCCTCCAAAATTTGTTGTTGCTATTTCTACTAAACCTAATTCTGGAATACCGTCTGGAGTAAGTTTATCTACCATTTCTTTGGCTCACCAACTTTTGGTTCTAGATGATTGTCGTTTCTATCAATTAAAATAGGTTCTCTTTCTTGTTCTTGTTCTTGCATTGCTATAGCTTCGCTTCTTTTCATAGAGGTCATAAAGCCTTTACCGTCTGACATTATTACCAAAGGATCCTGGAGCCTGTGATATCCGTATAGCTTTTCTTCTGCAATTACGTCTGTATCTAGTAGTGCACTTGTTTTTGCAACTTCAACTTCAACGCCTAAATGCATAGCTTTAGATAGCCAAAACTCACAACATGCTCTGCCAGATTCTGCAAAATGCAAATTACCTTTATAACTAAAGTCTATTCCAAATAGTTTTAATGTTGATACTTTATTCCACAGTGCAAAAGCGATTGCATAAGCAACAGTATTATTTATATAACAACAGTTAAATTCTTCTAATATTTCATTAATTGGATACTCAACTAGATTTCTACATCTATCATCTAGCATGCATGTGTAGATAGGAGTTTCGCCATTTAACAATATTTGTGTTACACCATCTGTTTGTCCACCAGCATCGTCTGTATCTAAAAACCTACCGGGAGGATCCATCATAAATACTCTATCATGGTAAATAACAGATCCAACTCCGTTAATAGCCCACACTTCATCAAAGTGTGCTCCATGTGATTTAGCTAGATTGTAATCGTGCCAACTTTTACCTAGGCCTACAATAGCAACGCTTTTGCCTTCTAAGCTTTCAATTCTCTCCATTTTTCTCTCTCTATGTGATGTTAGTTCTAAGGGAATCGTATCTATATTCGTCTCTTCTTCCTCTGGCTTCAGCCATATTTTTTAATCTTTGAATTTCCTGACCAAATCTTGTTTCATATAACACTTGAATTTCTGGTTCACCTTTCATAAACGTAGAAGCTTCTATCAAAGATCCATAAAGTAATGCGTTACGAGCATTGTTAGACATCCATGTTCCGGTTGTTTGTGAAGTTAAACTTGTTGGTTTGTACAGATAATGCAACTCAACAGAATAGGTTTGATCTGGAACAGGTGAAACTATTAAAGTAGAACCATTATTGCTTGCAGTAGATAAGTCTTTATCAAAGTCTGCATAATACAAAGGTCTGCCTCTTTCTGAAGTGTCCACCGCATCATTAGAATATTCACGCATAAAGCTAGTATGTTTCTTATCTAAATAGTGGTAATCGTTACTGCTGTCTATTACAGCCAAAGAAAAGCTAAGTTTAAAATCAGTAGGAGCTGTAAGATAGGTATTACCGGCTGTTAAGGAACCTGTTACATTTTTTCTAAAATAGTCAAATTCAATTAACTCTGCAATTCTTTCCTCAGTGTTAATAATCATATCGTTTAACGTATTAACGAAAGTTGTCTCATCGTTTTCTATGTAGTTTTGTATGAGTGTTTTTAATTCAGTTAATGTCATAATGTGATTGTAACCTCCCCAACTGAGCCTGTCATTTCATCTACAGTAAAATTTGATCCAATAATATTTGGATCCATAGAGTTGCCTTTAGTAATATCAGTATAAACAACAACAACAAATCCTTCACCCACACCTAAATCTTGGCTAGGTCTAGGTTTGTATAAAGCTTCAGGATCTATTACATGAGGTAATGGTTCTAATTGAGGATGCTTCGGTTCAAAACATGAAGGACAAGTTTTCAGTCCATTCCATTCCTCTTTTAGTTGATTTAGCTTATATTCAAAGCCACATCTGTCGCAAATGGCTTTTGCATATTTACCAAGTGCATATGTCATAATTACTGCCTGGTGCTATATGGAGCAATCCTAAAAGAAGATCTATCTTCGTCTTGGCTTAAAGCCCTTTCAAACTCTTCTTCATACATTTGTTTTAACATTACCACTCTTTCCGGGGCTTTCTTAATCGCTATATAGTATGCAAGCCCGGCTGCAAAACAAGGATAAAATCTAAAAGGCATATCCATAGTATTAGTTGGTTTGTCAGCATCATCCATCCTTACAATTTTATTAAACACTAATACATCTGTGCTGTTCTCTGGAGCTGGCCATATTTTTAATACAGGTGTATTTAACTTATCAAGAAAGAACTGAGATGGCCTAGATTTAGTTGATTTAGTGGGAATGTTTAAATACTCACTTCTACTGATCCTAGACATTTGTAAATCTAAATCAGTTCCACTTGTGTTTCTTCTTATAGAACAATCTAATACATCAACTATATTAGCGTTTAGTGTGTAATCAGTTTGTCCTTCGGTAACAGTTTGAGTTGCTTGTGCTATAGTCCATTGATTTAAACCTCTGTTAGCCCATTCTGCTAACATAAGGTTTATAGATCTCTTTGCTGTTTTTAGATCGTAACCAGTTCTAAGTTCAAGACCACATCTTTCAAATGCTTCTTCTACAAACTCAGCTACATTAGGTTCAAAATCTGTACTACTAGATGTTGCCATTATTCATCCTCTGCATATAGATTATCAAAAATTCTGTTTATGTCCAATGTGTAGTCTAAATCAGACTTTGAATAATGTATATGAGCAGATGGTTTAAAATCAGGTGCACCTGTACCTGTTTCAAACCAAGCCGGGTGTGTAACCCTGACACGGTTGTTTGGTAGTGCAACTATGTTACCTGTCCAGGGTCCAGCATCTAACAACTCCATAACATGGCTTTGTTTGTGTTGAGCTGGATCATCAGCTATTTCGTTCTCTGCATAATCAACAGTAAACAAATACTTAGCTGGATAAAAGTTACCATCTATCTTTGCCATCCAAGGACAAGGTGTCGCTCGGTCTATAATGTAAACAGCGTGATTATGAGATGAACAATCCCAAGGTTGAGCATCATGAACTGCCATCGGTTCAGGCCATTCTTCAAAAGGAGTATCACCTACTAAAGCAGTGATAGGCATTCTTGCCCACATTGCTCCACCGTGTACTGTATCTTCTTCTTCTCCTTCAGCTTCTATGCCTGTAAATATCAGTTGAAAACTTAAACAACGACATGGCATTGTTGTAACTGCAACTGCCATAGCATGTAAGAATTCTCCGTGATATTTTTCGTGGTTGTGCGTGTACTCTCTCCTAACCCAACATTTAAAATGTGGGATATTACTTTGCAAGTATGCCACTTTATTTTACCTTCCCCCCTTTCTTATAACCTTTAGATTTCATCATTCCGCCTTTCTTGTATCCTTTGGATTTCATCATTCCACCCATTTTCATACCTTTAGACTTCATCATGCCACCTTTCTTGTAGCCCTTAGACTTCATCATTCCGCCCTTTTTCATGCCTTTGGATTTCATCATGCCACCCATAGCCATGCCTTTGGACTTCATTTTTCCGCCACTACTGTAGCCTTTCGTTTTTTTATACATATTTACTCCTAAGAATATTTGGTTCTTTTTCTTCTATCGGACATAACTCTACCACATCCTCTAGCAATTCTTCTTACCTCTCCACCTTTTTTTAATTTAACTTTAGCTTTCTTTGTATTAGCAACAACAGTCTTACCTTTTCGCCCGGCTGCTTTCTTTTTACGAGCTGTATCAGCTCTTTCTGATTTTGATAAGCTATTTGCTTTAGCTTTAGGCAGACAACGATCTGGATTCTTTTTATCTTTGCTAGTACCACATGGTCCCTTAATAGAACCGTCTGTACCAATCCTAACCCAGTTTTGTTCTCTCCACTCCTTAAGCTGTCCCATTACCTAAGTCTTTCTCTCATTACAATGCCTTGGCCTTTTATGTTAACAAGACCACCTCTTTTCATTTTCTTTGCTTTAGACTTTTTTGCATAGTTTGGATCTTTGCAATACTTTGACGCTGCCATATTTGCATATGCAGAAGGATATGTATCAAAGGTTCTTTTAGCCCAAGCCTTACCTGATGGGCAAATTTTTCCGCCACTTTTTGCAGATCCGCCTTTTTTAAAGCCAACAGCTTCAAGCGTCTTAGCCTGTTTAGCATGAGTCTTACTGGCTTTCTTTAAACCTTTTATTACTTTCTTAACTTTTTTCTTTGTGCCTATATTAGTCATTTAACATTTCCACCTTTTACGTGCTTGACGTAGTCTTGAATTAGGGTTTTTTGCAGCTTTAGGAAACTTTTTCATTTGTCCAGCAGATCTAGCACAATAAGACTTACGTCTTTTAGCTGCTTTACTGCCTTTCTTAACTTTTCCTGTTACTGCTGTTTTAAGTTTAGATCCTGGATTTGCTCTACGATGAGCAGCAACACCCTTTTTAGTCATACCAGCCCCACTCTTCGTGGGGCGGTAATTAGCCTTTTTACCTTTTGTTGTTCGCCTTATTGGTTTTTGACGAGTAGGCATTATGCATAAAAAGCTGTCATAGTACCGAAGGTGCTTTGCGTATACTGAATATAAATACCATCAGTAAATAACAATCCATTGTCAGGGATGGTTATATCTCTAGTTGTTGTAGCTGAACCTACAGATCCAAGTTTAAACAAACTAGTTCCTATTGGAGATGTTGTTAAGAAATCAATGTTTCCAGCATTTCCAGAACAAACTAAGTTTAAACCTTGCAATCTAGCTCTTCCTGCAAAAACAACGTCTGCAGCTGAATTATTAATTCCTGCTGATACGTTTCCAGCCGGGTTACCGACTGCTGATATTCCAGTTACTGTTTTAAAGTATTTACTTCCAGTAGCAGTTCCAGCATTAGCACCCGTTATGGATTCTGTTTGAGCATCACCGTTAACATCTGTGCCAGTAACAGTAAATGACTTTGTTGAGTCATCTCCAGCAGAAAGAATAGTCACTACTCTTCCTGAACTAAAGGTACAAGAACCGCCAGAAGCCAACGCACCAGCTATTGTAAGTGCTGCGTTATTGCCTACAGCTGCTGCTGCTGATATTCCATCGGCATCTAAGGCTACTGTATCCGCAGTAAGAAACTTACCCTGGACATCTGAGCCTGTCATTCTACCTGTCATAATTTACCCCTTACGCTATTTGCGTATATTCAATAATGAACGTAAACGAACCTGCGGTTGTAGCATCTACTGTATTAGTAATGTTGCAGTAAATAGTTCTTGCAGTGTCTGTATATTGAACAGAAGCTGGAGCTGTTGTGCCATCTTGAGTTTGTAGAACCAAGCTGGTTACAGTTACGTTATGTGCAACAACAGTTGTACCACCATCAAGTATTTCATCAGTTTGAGCTGCAACAATTTGTGCACCAGAAGAAGATGTACCTACTTCATAACCAATATCACCTGTTCCAATAACAGGAGCAGTATCACAAAATATTTTAATATCAGTAATAATTGTATTAGCTGGTTGCGTAAATTCACCTATAGTTGGAGAATCTCCAGCTGTAGTATTTACTGTCACACCAGTTGCAAAACCTACGTGTTTTACATATTTATCAGTAACGATACCTGTAGATGCAATAACAGCTACATCAGTTTCTGCACCAGTAGTGCTATTTGTTGATATTACTTTAAAACCATTTTCGGACCTGATCGGTCCGCTGAATGTTGAATTTGCCATAATTTCCTCCTTTGGAAATAAATTCTATCGTCTTGGCTTGTCTGCTAGGTCAGTCGATAGAACAAAATAATTATCCTAGTCTTTTTGATTGTATAACAGATGTTCTTAAAAATGAAACAAAAAAAAGGGAGCCGAAGCTCCCTTTCCTTTTAAAGAACTTACGCCCCTTGAGATGCAAACACTGCTCTTGGATTCGAGAATCCAAATGAGTATCTTTCTCTTGCTTTGAATCTGACGTTGCCAGTATCAAAGTCACCTTCCATAGAAGTTGAAAGAGGAGATCTCTCGAAGTGTTTAAATCCATCAGGACAATCTGTTAATAAGAACCACGCATCATTATCTGTTAAGAAATGGTTAACTGAATAACCTTCTGGAACCATGCCCATATTCTTAATAGCGTTGATGTCGTTGTCAGACGTATTAACTCTTCCCGGTGTTTGAAGCAATCTATCTGCCACAAATTGTAATTGTGGTGGAATGATTAGTTTCCTGCCTTGAAGGGCAAGAATCATGCTTTTATCATCGGTAAAAGTTGATACAGAGATCAACGCATCTTCTAATGAAGTCTCATTTAAGTCAGAGTAAGTGCTAGGTCTGTTGCTTAAAGTACCGCCACCAGCTAATGGGTGGGCTGTACTTACTAGAGCAACACCATCTCCACCAGTAAAACTGGATGAGAAAGCATTGTTCAAAACAGCTGCTGCTTTTACTTGCTTAGTGTGAGCCATAGATCTTGCTAACGCCTTGGTATATCTGGCTCCCAAGCGGTCATAAAGATTATCCTCTATCGCTTCTTCTGTGAGAGCAAAAGCCAACGCTATAGTCTCGTGTGAATACCTAGAAGTAAAGCCTTCTGAAGCTGAGTCAAATTCAACTGCATTTCCTTCAGCTTTTACTTTAGCATTCCCGAAACCAACGATTAATGTTTCTTCTTCAAAAGCTCTGTCCGAAGACTCAGTTTCAAAGATTTCAGCATGTTCGTTTTCATAGCGGTCATACTCCATTCCAAACAAAGCATTTAGCCCTGGTTCTAGCTCTTTTGCTAGTTGTGATCGATTAATCGCCATTACTAAACTCCTGTAGTTTGAGCATAGAGGTGCTCGTTAATTTTAACAATCATGTTGACGTATGTAGAAAGACTTCCAGTACCTAGAGCGTTATTCTCTGGGTCATTGGAGAATCCAATAATTCTACATTGAGCTGTACCTGTAGCCATAGTGCCACTGAGATCTACATTAGATCTACCAGTTGTTGTACTACCAGCAGTGTAAACAATGTCAGCATTTAAACCGACAACTGTTTGTACCACACTACCTGTAGCAGCACTTTGTACTTCAAATAAAGCATCAGGATCGTCAACTACGAAAGCCACCGCGTCAGCAGATGCAGTTGTTGTCGGCCAGTAAGATGAATAAATTACATCTCCGGCTGAGTCAGTGTATCTGCATCCCTGAAAGACTCCCAATAGTAAATCGCCAGCAGCAGCGACAGCTATGCCGCCTGTGTTGACCATTTTTACTGGGTCGCCTGTAAAGATACTTCCGGTTGTACCTGTAAGAATATCGTACTCAGTTGTTCCAGTACTGTTAACAGCACTTCCAAGTTTTCCTATAGGTCTTAAACCGAATTTAGCATTTATATTTGCCATAATAGTTTCCTAGTTAATATTTATTCTAGAAATAGTAATTACTTACCACTTCCACCAAAAGTAACCTTTGATGACATTTTACTTGAAATTGGCATCGAAGGATTCTCTTCACGCATTAGGTCGTTCTCTACGGCAGTCATTTGGTTTTGAGTTTGTTGTTCAAAGAAATCATTCCTTTGATCTGCGATATTTTTATCAATTTTGCACAGTATCAACCCACCCACTCCTATAACTCCAGCATGTCGACCGTCATCGACTGTAGGCAAATCATGGAATCCCGGAAGTTCATCTGGTCTAACTGGCTCAAATCCTTCACGAAATCTTTTTGAGACATTCGTTTTGTCATCTTGTCCTAGTATAGACTCTCTAATCCAACGATAAGTTAAACCTTGAGATTCAGCTAATTCAATAGCCTCGTCTGGAAGTTCTAAAGCAGAAGGCATTTTCCAGACTTTTGGTCTGTCGTCTTTTGCTCTAGTGTCAGAACTTCTTGAAGCTCTAACATCTTCTTCTTTAACTGCGTTTTCTTTTACTTCTGTTGTCATGATCTTTCTAACCTCGCTTTTTGTATTGCGTAATCTTTAAATGACACTCCAAGCTTCTTAGCTAGTGCTTGTTCGCTCGGTGTCAACTCGATACGATTTTGTTTGCGTCCTGTCGATGTATTGCGTGTGGCTGAAGCGACTGTTTGGACGGGTTTCTTGTCCGCTTCCACGTTAAATTTATGAGGCAACTCTTGTTGCACTCTGCTATTTAATTCAGTGTAGTACTCATCAGACTCAGTGTCAAAGCCTTCATTTTCTAATTGATTATGAACTGCAAAGGCAACTGAGGTAGCAACTTGGTCTTTTCCAAACCAAGTATTCTGTTTAGCCCAAGTCTGGGCTTTGTCTGATGGTTCATCATATTGCTCAACAGGTTGTTGTTGAGTTTGATATTCTTGTTGGTTTTGAACCTGTTCGTTATAGGCTGCTTCTTGTTCTTCGTACCTTTTTTGATCTTGCCTATATTGTTCAAGTCTAGCTTTATCTGAAGTGGCCATTGTTAGGGCTTCAGTTGCATTAGCTATTGCGTCAGGATCCTGGGACTCAGAAGCTGTTTTTAAAGCTTGTCTTGCTAAAGTTATTTGAGATTCAACACGATTAGTGAATTCATCTCCGTAACTTGATTGAAAAGACTTTTGGGACTGTCTTAACTGATCATTCTGTTCTTTAAGATCTTTAGCATATTGAACAGCCATTAACTCTCTTCTTTGAAACTCTTTGGCTTGAGCTACTGCTTTGTTGATTCTGTTTTGTGCAAGAGATGCTCTCTTCTCTATGTCTGATTGATCTTTTGCTTTTTCTTCTACTTGAGGAGAAACTTCAAAATCTTCTTTGATTTCATCATCAGTAACTGGAGTAACTTCATTATTTTGATCTAAAACAATATCAACTGCATTGTCTTGAACCTCATCTTCTACTCTTCTGTGTTCTGGTACTGCTGCTTTTTCTATCTTCTCATCTGTAATTTCTACATCAATGCTTTCTACTTCTTCAATGTTTTGCGCTTCTTCTGCCATTATTTACTCCTATAAAGATTTAATATCGTCTGGGTCTAATATGGTAGCTATGACTTCGTCATCGTTAATGATTCTAACCTCATGGTCATCTTCCAATCTAAAACGAGTTCCAGCATATCTGCCTATTAAAATCCAGTCCCCTTTTTTACACCAGGCATCACTGCCAAATTTGTTTTCGTCTTTATAAGATAAAGGTCCAACCTTTAACACATAGCAGATAACTGTAGATAAAGCTTCTCTATCTACGGTTTCTTTTACTAATTGAATTCCAGCTTCTGTAACTCCCTTGCCTTTATATGGCAATACCAACAAACGCCATCCTGATGGATTGGGCATTCTGTCTAGTAGGGATTTATTAAGTAACTCTGGATCGAGTACTTTTTCTTCTGGGGCTACAAAAGCTTTGTCTAGCTCTGAAACCTTTTCTTGTGCAAGTTTTTCTTTATGTTTTTCAAATTCTGTTTTTGCGACTTTTTCATTCATCGATATCATCCATATGCAGCGTTTCTTGTAAATCTTGTATGAGTGAGCGAATCGCCGACAACTCTCCCATAACGTATTTGTAGTCCTCCATCGATTTTATATTGCCACTTGCAATTATGTCAACCGCGTTCTGTTCTCTTTGTCTTAAAGTCTTGAATAAATATTCTGCTAAATTTACAGCATCCATTGGCTCTCTCCTGCCTATGTTTGTTTATCTCTCCCTAGGATCATCCATCATAGGCATTCTTCTTAAGCTAGGTCTACTGCCAAGTTTTGGCAGCGATGGTATAGAAGGCATTGTTGGTTGAGGTACAGTTCGAGACATATCAAAGTCAGGTATTTGTACTGTTTGCCCATTAGGTAATGTAATAGGTTGCATGGGTGCTGGAGCTGGCATTGTTGTAGCGGGTGCTGGTGCTGGTGCTGGTGCAGTAACAGGTGTTCTTCTTGGTGTTGTGTCCACATCCCCTCTGTCTTCATAAGTCATGAATCTTTCTTTGGCTTCGTTTGCTTCACCCTTATCTAAATAAGTATAAGGTTTAGCTGAATCAGGAACTCTACTCCAACCTTCAGTAGTGCTACCACCTTTACCAGTAGTTGGATCAAACCAATGAAATGTCATTGAATCTATGTATTCACCGCCTAATGCTCTTTGACCTAGATCACTATAAGCAAAAGGATCATACTTTGGTTGTGGTTCAGGAATTGGCATTGGCATAACTGGTGCTGGTCGACCAATCACTGTTCCGTCTTCAGGTATTGTTTGTTTAGGTTGTTCTATCGGAACTCTAGGTGGTGCGGGTTGAGCCATTTCAGGAGGAGGCGTAGGACTAGGCATAGGCATAATCGGTCTTTCATATGGCTTTCTAAAATTATCCCCTATAGGATCTGGTCTTCTGTCAGTAGGCATGAAAGCCTGTTCTGGTTGAACAGGAGCTTGATAGCTTTCAGGTGTAAAGAATGCTGGACCGCCAACAACTAAACTAGGTCTAGGTTGCATAGGTCGTGGAGGTGCTGGCATTGTTCTTACGTCTTCAAAACCCCCGACTTGTTGGTTTCGTACGCCAGGTG